CGACGTCGTAGACGAGCCCAGGAAGCCCTAGGAGCCCCTGAGCGGTCGCTCGGGTGCCGAGGCCCAGCTGCTCGGCCGTCGTGCGCGGAGCGGGCGCCTGCGGGGCCTGCGGGGCCGCCTGCGGGGTGGCGGGAGGCTGGGAGGCCGGCTGTGCGCCAGCGCGAGCCTCGAGCTCGGCCAAGCGGCGAAGGGCTAGCAGTTCCTCGCGATCGCTCATCGTTGAGCCCTCGGGAACCGCGCGCGCAGGGCTTCAAGCTCGCGCTGTTCCTCGGGCGTCAGGCCTGCACCAGCGCCCGCCGGCTGCTGCCTCGGCGCGGCTCCAGGAGCCTGCGGCGCGGCGGGCTGGCCGCCGGGCTGCCGGTAGCTGCGGGTGCGGATGGCTTCCGCGCGCGCCTCGGCACCCCGGATGCGGTCCTCTGCCAGCTTCACGGCGCGGTCGAGGATGTCGGCGCGCTGCTCGGGCGTCTTGCCGCTGCTGGCCTGCAGTTCGAGCAGAACCTTGCGCTCGCCCTCGGTCGGGTTGCCACCGAAGGTCGTCTTCAGGTTGGCGAGCGCCTGCTCCTTGACGAGGTTGTCGTAGTTGATGATGGCGTTGCTCTCCTCGCTCGGGGCCATCCCGACAGCCGAGCGCGCCTGCGACCCGGCGTAGGCCATCATGCCCGCGCCAGCGCCGCCTCGGAACTGGTCGCTCAACCTGCGCGCCTCGGCAAGCAGCGAGAGCGTGCTTTGCCCGGCGCTTATCTGGTCTTCCTGCTGGAACAGCTGCCGTTGCTCTGGCGCCGTCAGCTGCTCGCGGCGCTCGCGGCTCTCGCGCTCCCTGCGCTCGCTTTCGCGCTGCCGGTCCTCGCGACGACCCGCTTCCGCTTCACGACGAGCCTCCAGCGCATCCGCACGCGAACCGGCGGCTACGCCAGCGATCATTTGCGCGTTCGCAAGCCTTTCGGCCGCCATATCCCGCTGCGCCTGCAGTCGATCCGCGACCTCCTGCTGCCGCGCCTCGCGCCTGAGAGCGCTTTCAGTCCGCCTCTCGGTCATCTGCAGCATCGGCCCGGCAATCGCCTGCGCGCTCTGGCCCATCGTGCCGCCGAGCGCCTCCAGCGTCAGCTTCTCGCGCTCCTCTGGCGTCCTCGCGCCCTGCAGGGCGGCGGCGAACTCCTGGCCCTTCTTGATGTCGCCTTCGCGGAGTTCGCGGGCTTCGTCTCGAGCCTGCCCGGCGAAGTAGCCGCCCATGAGCCCCTGCAGCGCCTTCGCGAGGCCAGCGGCGACCGGGATCGGCGCTTGGATGCCCTGATAGCTCTGGATCTCGACGGGCTGGAACGCCTGCTGCTGGAGCGCCTCGGCGTATTTCTGCCGGCGCGCGATATCAGCCTTCTGGGCCTCGTATGGGTCGGGCAGGTTGAATGAAACGGCCATCTATGCCTCCAGAAATCAGCGGAACGGGTTCTTGAACCCGCCGTAGCCCCAGCCTCCGAGAGCGGTGCCGAACAGTCCTCCGAGCGCCGAAGACTGCGCGTTGAGACCGGCCTGCTGGATGCCATACTGCTGCATCGCATTCTGCCCCGCCGCCTGCGCCGCGCCGAAGATCGGGGCGGGCGCGACCTGCTGGCCCTGATAGGCCCCGAACTGCGGCATCTGGATCTGCGAGCCACCCATCAGGCCGATGATCTCGTTGAGCGGCTGCGAGCGAAGCGACAGCTCGCGCTGCAGGGCCTGCGCGCGCGCCTGGTTCTCGAACGACATCGCCGCCTGCTGCTCCGCTGCCGCCTGCTGGCGTGCCTGCGTGTCGAGGCCGATGCCCTGCAGCGCCGCCTGCGAGCGGAGGTCGTTCTCCTGCTGCTGCTGCTCGCGGATCGCGGCGTTGTAGGCCTCGCCGCCGCGCGCCAGCCCTTGGTTGGCAAGCTGCGTCTCAAGCTGCGCCCGGCTGCGCTGGATCTGCGGCTCCAGCCGCGCCATGATCGCTTCCTGCGCGGTCGTCCCGGCGTTGACCGGCGCGCGCGGGAGGCCCGACAGGTCGAAGACGGTGTTCAGGTCGCCCGTCTGCGTCTGGAATGGCGTCCCGAGCGTGCTTTCGGCGGTCCCGATGCCCTGCAGGCCAAGCTGGGCCAGCCTGCGCTCGACCTGCTGCTGGGCATCCAGCGTCGCCTGCGCCTGCGGCGTGAGCGTCTGCCGCACGGTCGGGATGTCGCCATCGTAGGTCACCGTCTGCGTGCCGAGCGGGCCGTAGACGTTCGGGTTGGAGAGCATGGCCGAGGCGCGCGCAGCCTCGACGTTGGCGGCACCCTGCGCTTTCGCGGCGCCGGCGTAGTCAGGTGCTGGCGGTGCGGATGCCTTCTTGCCCATGACGCTCTCCTAGGAAGCGGCAGTCCTCGCGCCGCATGGTGCAGATGATCAGGTCGCCGCCCGGCGCAGCATCGCGCAGGCAGGCTTCCTCGACAAAACCGAGGCGGCGCAGGAGTCGGATGCTGCGGATGTGGTCCGCGCTGGTCGTCGCGATGATCTTGCGCGCGCCGAGCTGGCGAAACGGATAGTCGAAGATCGCGGAGATGAAGCCGCGCGTCAACGGCCTGTCAGCGGCGATCTGGCCTTCGATCGAGACGCCATTCCAATCGCGGAAGGCAGCACCCGCCGTTAGCTTGCCGTCGCTCTCCCAGCCGATGGCGGACATGCAGACCGGGTCGAAGAAGCCGCCGATGCGGCCCAGCACCCAATGCCCGACATGCGGCCCCGCGACGATCATATGCCGATCCAGCCCGGCATGAAGACGACGTCCGTCGCCGCCCATTCCAAAGACAGGCCCTTGCTGGCCGAGCGGAAGTTGATCGACCCGCAGTACCCCACGCCCGTGACGCCCTGCCAGTTCAGCGAGATGTTCTGGCCCGCGCCCCAGTTCGAGCTATCCCAGATTGCCGTGTCCCAGACCGCGCCGGTCGGCGGCAGATAGGCCAGCGGAGCCGAGGTGTCGTTGGTCTGGAAATCGACGTTGATGCCCACGAAGACCGAGGGCTGCCCGTCCGCGAACAGGTTGGGCCTCGCCCGGGTGAAGATCTTCTTCTGTCCGCGCGAGCCGAAGTAGTTAAAGGCCTGCAGCGCACCTGCGGAGATGGAGACGTTGTCATCCGCGTGGTCGTCCGTCCACGCCTTGGCGACGTAATCGGTGCCGCCAAACCACAGATCCTGCTTGTGCAGCGTGAAGCAGTTGGCGGGCCAGCCCGTGAAGTTGCACCACGACTGCACGATGGTGTTCATGACGTACTGCTGCTGCGAGCCGGTGCCGACCGGAATATTGACGATGATCGCGTTGAACTTCGGCGCGACGCAGATCTCCCAGCCGAACGCGCCTTGATATGCGGTGGTCGCGCTTGCAAACGCGCCCTGGATCTTGTCGGTCAGCGCCACGCTCTGCGGCGCGACGCGCGCGCTCTGCAGCGCCTGCGAGAGCGGAAACAGGCCGTCGAACGCGATGTAGGCGATGTCGCCCGCGAACTTGGCGAGGCACCGCTTGCCCATCGGCGCGCCCATCGCCCACACGCCGACCAGCGACCACGTCGAGATGTTGGCCGGGTCGGTGCCGCGATAGATGATGATCTCGCCCTGCGTCGTGACGAAGACGAGGTTGTCGTCGAGGCCGAAGCCCGCGTCGATCGTCCAGACGCCCATCGCGAGCAGATAGCCGCCCTTGCGCGCGACCGTCGAGAGGTCCAGCACCTGTGCGGCGCCGCCGACCGACTGCGTGGGCAGATACCAAGCCTTGAGCGTGTTGCGCTGTATGAACCACAGGCGGTTCTTGAACAGCGTGACGTTGTCGAGCTCGCTCGTCGTCACGCCCGTGATGGCTGGCGTCGAGGCGCCCGTGATCGCTGTCCAGGTCGAGCCGTCGTAGAGCAGCGGGCTGTTGCCGCCCGAGACCGCGTAGAGGAAGTTGCCGCCTGCGGTGGCGACGTTCGTGCTTTCCCAGCGGCTGTTGGTCAGGCCCGACACCGCCGCCGCGCCGACCGCGCCCGCGCTCGTCACGTTGTAGATGTTGTTGCCGCTGATCGCGAACAGCGACTGCGTCGTGGCGCCGTTGTACGCCATCAGCGTCTCGACCTGACCGGGCAGGCCCGTGGCGTGCTTCTGATAGCCTCCGCGCAGTACGACGTTGGTCGCGGTCGGGAAATAGTTGGTCAGCGACACCGCGTCGGTCGGCTTCATGTTCGCCAAGCTGTCACGCGCGTTCCAGCCACCGATGGGCGCCGGCACGGACGCGACGCGCGCCGTCGCCTGCTTGGCCGCGCGCATGATCGGGGACGGCCTGACCATGTCAGGTGGACCCGTAGCCGCTGTCGGGGATGTTGTCGTAGCCGATCAGCACCGTGCCGGGGCGCGGCGCGAAGGACAGGTTCGCCGCCGACATGTCCTGCCCCATCGCGGTCTCCAGCTCGCGCAGGAAGTCGCGGTAGAGCGCCGTCGTGTCGAAGCCCTTCGCCTCGAAATACTTCAGCTTCGTCATGAGGACCATGACGCGGTCGGGATAGACGCAGGTGTCGTCGTCGGCGGTGAAGCTGTTCTTCACCGCGCCGGCAGACGACAGCGCCCAGCCCTTGGAGCGGTACTCAAAGCCGAGGTATTCAGCGGTCGTGGTGGGCGGCCAGATCTGGAAGTAGCCGCCGTAGAGCCGCCAGCGGATGCGCGGGCCGGTCGAGATGTAGCCCGAGAGCAGCCATTCCCACTGCTGCGGGCTCTCGGGGCCAAGCATCTCCCAGCGCTTGCTCTTGTCCCACTGCGTGCGCGGGACGAGGCTGTCGTAGTCGCTGGGCAGCGCGTACTTCGTCTTGGCGAAGGTGATCGCCGCGCCGGTCCCGGCGGATGCCGGCGTCTGGTTCAGCGTCACCTGCGTGCCGCTGTCCACCGATTGGATGAACGTGTCCTGGTTGATGCCCGTGCCGACCGCCATGTACGTCGCGTCGAGGCCGGTCGTGTCGGGGATGCCAGTGATCGCCGCCGACGAGGTCGTCCATGTGCCGGTCGTGGCGAGGTACTGGACCGTGAAGCGGTAGGGCCGCGTCAGTTCCCGCCAATCGTGGCGCTTGAGCAGCTCGTAGCCCGAGGCGTTCATCAGCGCAAGGGTCTGGATGACGTCCTGCGCGTTGTTGCCCGCCACGGTGGACGGCGCGACGAGGCCCAACTCGTTCGAGACTTGCTGGACAAGCTGGACCATCGTCGAGCCCATGTCAGGCGCTCCTGTCGTTCATCGGCGGGCGTCCGCGACGCGGGGCCTCGTCCTTGGCGGCCACCAGCGCCGCGACCTGTGCCTCCAGCGCCGCCAGCTTGGCCTTGGCCTCGGCGAGTTCGCTGCTTGAGGTGGCGTCCGACTTCAGCCGCAGGAACGCCTGCGCCTTGAGCCGCAGCCCGACGCCGCCCATGCCAACGCGCATCATCTGCGCGTCGGACGCGGTGGCGACCTGCTCGACGGTGCGGAACTTCAGGATCTGAAGCTCGGCCACCTGCGCGTCGGAGATGTCCGCGGGCGAGGTGCGGTGCCACTCCTCCAGCTTCGTGCCGGGGATGTCGCCGTTCTCCGACTGCATCTGGAAGTGCAGCCACTGGCGCGGGAACCGCTCCTTGTGGTCGTCGCGCACCGGCTGGTCGATGATGTTGGTCGTGTCGCCCGGCACCATGATGCGGACGAACGGGCGGCCAAGCTCCTTGTGGTCGTAGAACTCCACATGGAGCTTGGCGTCGGCGTTGGCGATGTCGCTGTCGAGCGGCATGATCAGGCGCCCGCGATCGAGATCCAGGTCGTCGCGCTCGTCGCGATGAACAGGACGCGCGTGGTCGCGGTCACGCTGAGCGAGGAGGCGCCGGCGTTGATGGTCGAGCCCGTCGCCGGGTAGACCGTCAGCGTGCTGGCGCCCGCGTTGTAGACGCACACCATCGCCCCGGCCTCGGTCGGCGGGAGCTTGACGCCCGTGCTGGCCGCCGTGGTCCCGACAGTGTTCCAGACCGCCGAGAGCTGCAGCGCGTCCGCCGCTGTCGTTCCGGTCGCGGTCAGGCCGGTCGCGCCGTCGCCGCAGATGGAGGTGGTGGCGAGGCCCGAGTTGCCCGAGGCCTGCACGCGAGAGGGGATCGGCATGGGACGTCCTTTCAGTTTCTGCCCATCTGGGCGGCTATGGCCGGGAGAAGTCCCGTGCCGTGAACATACAATTCCGAGTCCCCATCGCACAATTGACGGGACGCGATCTGGAACTCCATCGCCTGCCGCGCCATCCACGGCGCGCAGATGAAGGCGCGGTCGCCCACGCGGAACTCCTGGCGCTCCTCGTCGGCGTTGAGCGGCTGCGGGTAGGCATGGCCCTCGCCGGCTTCGGAGTAGCTGCTGTCGAAGCCGAACAGGTGGATCTTGCGGTGGCCGAGCGCGTAGGCGATCGATAGGGCCTGCAGCCCGACCGTCGTGCCGCCGCCGATCAGCACGGCCTCGCGGTGGCCGATCCACTCGTCGATCTCTGGGTAGGCCGGGTGCCAGATGGTCGCCGGGTGGCCCGCAATGGCCCGGAACAGGTCCGGGTGGCACTGGGAGGCGACGAGGTAGTGCTGGGGCTTCGGCCCTTCCACGAAGGCCACGTTCTCGGGCCGGGCGTCGAGCAGAACGTGGTGATCCGACGAGATGCCCGCTGCGTACAGGACCGGCACGGTGCCGTTGGTGGCGAAGACCTCGGCCCCGCCGTTGCGCAGCGCCAGGATCATCGGGCGCAGGGCGCGCATCGACGGGCCGCCGCCGACCACGATGGCGGGCCGGTCGTGCGCCTCGACCATCTCCAGCCACGGCAGCTTCAGCTTGCAGGCCGCCTGCACATGCGCGCGCACGACGTCGTCGTCCACGTTGCAGACGATCGGCAGGGTCTGGTCGAGGTTTGCAGCGAGGATCATCGGATCTGCGTTGCGGTCAGGATGATGGAGGGGATCGCAGGCACGGGCGCAGAGGCCGGAAAGCCAGCGAGGAAGCAGTTGGTGTCGTCCGTTGACCAGACCAGCTCGAAGCGATCGCCAGAGGCCATCGTCTGAACGTAGTTCCACGCCGCGATGATCTCCGCATCCGAACCATTCACGGCGACCTTGCCTCCCGAGTTCGCGATGTCGAAGCCGTTCACCCTATACCAGATGTAAACGGCAGCGGTCGAAGCAGCGGTCTTGTCGAACTGCGCGGAGAACTCGAAATTGTAGACGCCGGCCTGCGCGCACACGATCCGCGAGGCGGGCGAGCCGATGCTCACAAGATAGCTCTCGGCGGTCGTGTCGAACGTGATCGGATAAGCCGTGTTGACGAGCGCGGCGGTCTGCGTGGCGGTGGACGAGAACGACCCGTAAGCGGCGGGTACTGCCACGCCATAGCCCTGCAGGGGCTCCCAGCGCGTGTTGGAGACCGCCGAGTAGATGGCAGACGCGCCAGGGATCAGGGCGTTGGATGCGGAGCCGCCGATGGTCGAGCCGGTGTCGTAGGGATAGACCGTCAACGGGTTTGCGCCCGCGTTTGCGACGAAGACCGTCGCGCCCATTTCGGTCGGCGGCAGCTTCACGCCAGCGCCTGCGGCGACCGTGGAGATCCGGTTGTAGATGCTGGAGAGCGACGTCGCGTCGCTGGAGGTGCTGCCTGCTGCCGAGACGTCGCTCGCGCCCTCGCCGCAAATCGCCACGGTCGAAAGGCTGGTGACGCCGGAGTTGAGAACGCGCGACGGCAGCGCCATGCGTACCTCGAAAGGAAGGGGCGACGGGCGAACCCGCCGCCCCTAGTCGTCAGATGATCTGGCCCTGCTTGTGCGGACGGTT